TGGACAAATAAAACAGACGATCAAAAAAATAGATCATTAATATCAGCTACTAGATGGATCGACAGCTTTGTATTCTATGGAGATAGATGTGATGATGGACAGGCATTGAAATTTCCTAGAAACAATTATCAGGTAGATGGTGTTGAGTTAGCTTGTTCTACAATTCCAAATAATATTAAGTATGCACAATATGAATTAGCTAGAGCTTTAGCAAATGAAACAGATGCTATGACGGGTAATACAGGAACAGATGGTAATTTTTCTGAAGTAAAGCTAGGAGATATTGAAGTCAAATATAATACGGCAAGTCAAGGAACAGGATCAGTAAATAATATTTTAGATGTTTACCCTTGGTTACAAAGTTATCTTGGAGCATATATGCTAGGTGGAGCAGGATCTTTTCAAATGAGGGTAGTTAGAGGCTAATGGCAGGACAACTAGACTCAGCATTTAAAAAGATTGCAAAACAAGTAGTGTCGCAACTTGGAATTTCATTAGATACTTCCATTGTTTACACTCGAAAGGGTGTATCTAGTTATAACAACGAAACAGGTGAGTACATAACAGTAGACACAAATTATACAATTAAAGTGCCTGTCGAGTTTGTGCAGTCTACTGAAGAATCTGGTTTTCAGGAGAATGTTGCGAGGCTATACATAACTCCAGACTTGATAGGTGACAATCAACCCCTACTACAAGACGAAATAACTTTAACATTCTCTGGATCGACAAGAGGAGCTAAGATAACGGACATTCGCACACTAAAAGGAGGACAGGAATACCTGTTCCGTATTGATGTAATCTTCTAATGACTTTAGTAAACGCAAGAGCAGCATTTGAAACAGCAATTATAAACGCTGTTAATGAGGAAGATCCAACAGTAACTATTGTTTTTGATAACACTCCTTTTTCAAAACCAGGTAAAAACAAAAAATACATAATGGTAAATATGGATTTTACACAGTCCACTACTCAACCACAGGGAGAAGCAAAGTCTTATTATGCAGGAACTATAAGGTGTGCAGTTATGACTCCTTCTAATAAAGGAACTGCTGTTGCATCTGCGGTATCGGAATTACTTATAACAGGTCTTACTTCCGTAAATAAATCAACCTACACTGATACTTTTTCTGTAACTCCAAGGGTCAGCCAAATAAGCGGTCCAACTTCAGTAACAGCAGAAAATCAAAGTCATTTTATGAGTGTAGTAAACTGCACTTTTACAGCCAATGCGTAAAGATATAAAAAACTTACCTAAAGCTATAGAGGATGCTATATTAATGGGCAAAAGTATAGCAGCATCAGAAATTCACTATACATTACAAAATAGAAGTCCTTTCTGGACAGGTACTTTTAATAGATCATGGAAAGTACAAAAAGGAGGTCCTGTGGCTGCTGTTAAACCTAGAGAAGGTGATCCTGAAACAGAGTCAAGTGGTAAAGCTCCTAAAAAAGGGGAATTGATACCCACTGAACTAGGCGAGGATTTATACATAGGAAACGAAGTAGACTACGCAGCTTTTGTAATAAACGAAAAAAGACACGCTGATGATGGAACTATGTACGAAGATTTATTTCCAGATAAAAACACAACTCCAATACCTAATCAACCTGATTGGTACGATGTCTACTTGAAAACTGCATTAGAACAGGATCTTGATGAAGGCTTTTCACAGACTGTATTGTAATAAAGACATAAAAGGGTCTTTAAGTTATACTACAGGAATAGATATAATTTTTTATGCCAACAACAAGAGCAATCGACAAATTAAAGCAAGCCTTTAATGTTGAAGAACGCAATAGCTATGCTATTTTTAAAGGAAAAGAACTTATATTAAAAATATTTTGGTCTCCGTTAACCATAGCCGATAGGGATACTATAAACAGTACATTAATAGCTATGAACAAGGGTAAAGAAGAAGGAAGTTTAGATTTTGCTCTTCAAGTTATTGTCACAAAAGCTGAAGATGAATCAGGGGCAAAAATGTTTTCGTCAGCAGATTTACCAGTGCTTAGAAGAGAGATACCGATGTCAGTTTTGCTGGATATTATGACTAAGATGCAAGGTGTGGGCGAGGAGGAAAGCCCCGATGCGGTAAAAAGCTAATTTAAAAGAGAATAACTTACTTTATTTGCAGTTTTTTGTAGCTGAAAAATTAGGCTATACCCACAGAGAGTTAAGAGAAAAGATGTCTATACAAGAGTTATATGCTTGGAGTGCCTACTTCGATTTAAAAGGCGATAGAGAAAACGAAGCCTACGAAAAAGCAAGAAGGCAAGCCCAAACACGCAAAGTACGCTAAACTTTTAATATCTGTATTTTCGGAAAGAATTAGTGGCAACCGAGTACGAAGTAAATATAAAACTGAATACTAAACAGATCACAAACGATCTAAATACCATTGGCGGTAGGATAAAAGATTTAGGAAAAACTCAAAATACTAAGGCAAAGAAAGCATTAAGTAATTCAGACGCAGTTCTAAAAAAAGAACTATCAATATTAGCCACAGAAAACAGAGCATTAAGAACTAAAGGTCAATTAATAAAATTAGAAAAAGATGGAATTAGTTTTAAAAATCAGATAAGCAAATTAGATAACGCAATAAATCTAGCGAGAAAAGGTGAAGTTGATTTTGCTAAAACAATTATACAAAAACAAGAAAGGGCAGGAATACTACGAAGGAATCAACTAGCTACAGAGACAAAAATAACAGAGCAAAAATCTAAACAAGTAGCACTATCAACAGGCATAGCATCTCCTGTGTTTGGTAAACCTAGCCAGATAGGATCTCCTACAAACATAGCTTCTATACTTAACAATCCACTAACTCCAGACTCTCCTGTTCAACAAGCGTTGAAGAAGATGGATGATAAAACAAAATCAGACCAAAAGCAAGCAGAAATAAACAGAAAGAAATCATTAAGTATGGGTAAAAATATAGTCAAGATTAAAGTCGATGAAGGTAAAGCTATTGCAAAAAATCTTGATTTAGAGGGAAAACAAGTAGTTAAACAATCACAAAGATTAAATGCAGCTATATCCCCTAAAGGTGATTTTAGTAGGTTGTCCGATAGACAGTCAAGAAATAAAGAAGGGGGCAGAACATTTATGAACAATCGCTTTGCTCGTGCAGGAATACCTATGCCAACACAAGGCTTTGATACTCAAAGTGCCTTAATAAGTGGTGCATTTCCATTGTTATTTGGGCAAGGTCCAATAGGTGCTGCTGCTGGTGCATTAGGTGGTGGTGTAGGTGGAATGTTTGGTGGAATGGGTGGTTTTGCAGGAGGTATAGCAGCTACAGCAGTAGTTCAGCAGATACAAAGTGCATTAAACGCAATGAGCGAACTCGGTCAAGCTATGGGCCCGTTTACCCAAAACACTGAATCTGTAACAGCAGCACTCGGACTACAAGGATCAGCAGAAGAAGCTCGAATAAAATTAATAGAAGAATCAGAAGGAAAAACAGCAGCTTTTAATGCTTCAATGCAACTGATGGCTAACAGAATAGGAAAAGATGGTGTAGATAGTTTGAAAGAGTTTGGTGACACTACTAGATTAATGAATGGTGAATTTACCCTTGCAATAACAAAAATACAGGCATTTACAGCAGGGATAGCAAACTTTGTTCTTAGAATCACTGGATTACAGGAAAACTTAAACGCAGCAGCAGCTACCAGAACTGTTGCCGATGCAGCAGCAGGAGGAAATGCAGCAGCACAAGATTTAGTTTCTAGAAGAGAAACAATAGAGCGTATGGGTAGTAGAGGTGGAGAGGCAAACAGAAAAGCAGTATTACTGGAACAATTAGAGATTGACGAAAAAATATTTGCAATAATGCAGAATACAACTGTTGAAGCAGATGTAATGACTCAAAAATTTGATGAATTAGTTAATAAAATAACTCAAGAAGGAGAAGAAACAGAAAGAATATTAGAGCTTAGAAGACAAGGATTAAATCCTGAAATTGCTAAAACTATAGCTGGATTAGAGAAAGAAGCAAAGACCAGTAAAGAGTCACTTGAGTTTGAAGTAGAAAAGCTATTACAAAAACAAAGAGAGGTAGGAATATTAAACGAAGAAGATCAAACTAGACTTATAACTTTAGAAAAACAAAAAGATGCAATAGATGACGCAGTAGATAGTACAAGAAATCAAGTAGAAGCAACTTACGACTTGAACAAAGCAGCAGAAGAAACATTAGATGCTTTTGAAAGAATGAAAACAACCATACAGACGGACATAAAAGATGGAATAAAAGGACTTATAAAGGGAACTTCTACTCTTGGAGATTTAGTTAATAACGTAGCAGATAGATTTTTAGATATAGGCTTAAATTTTGCACTATTTGGTAATGCAGGAGGATCAACAGTAACAGGAGGTTTATTTAAGTTCTTAGGATTTGCAAATGGAGGTAGACCACCTGTAGGTAAACCATCAGTTGTAGGAGAAAGAGGACCAGAATTATTTGTTCCTGATAGTTCAGGCACTATAGTTCCCAACCATAATCTCGGAGGATCTACAAATATCGTAGTAAACGTAGATGCTTCTGGTTCTAATGTTGAAGGTGACGAAGATCAAGGTAGAGAGCTTGGTCGTCTTATTTCAGTTGCAGTACAATCTGAATTAATACAGCAACAAAGACCAGGAGGATTACTTGCATAATGGCTACGTTCGATGATTCTACTGTTGGAACGTCTACTGGAGGTACAAAACCTAGTTATGGGCAGCAGAAAAGATCTGCACCATTAACTCGCACTATCCGTTTCGCTGATGGCTATGAACACCGCCTATTATTTGGCCTCGCACAACATCAGAATCCAAAAGTTTTTAACTTTACTTTTAATAAAAGTCAGGCAGATGCAGTAAAAATTGAAGCATTTTTAGATGAAAGAGCAAATAATAATGATAGTTTTACTTTTACTCCACCTGGAGAATCAAGTTCATCACAGTTTGTTTGCGAAGGATGGAGCAAATCTATACCATATAACAATAGAGCTACTATTCAAGCTACCTTTAGACAAGTATTTGAACCTACCTCCTAATGTCTGTAAATCAAGCTGTATTTACTAATTTAGAATCAATTAATCCGTCAGCAATTATTGAGTTGTTTACTATTCAATTAGATTCGACCTTACATGGTGATAGTACAATTTATAGATTTCATTCAGGAACAAGTTTAAATGCAAATGGACAGATAAAATGGCAAGATAATCTTTACCTAAGATTTCCTATTCAGGCATCAGGTTTTGCTTTTCAACGCGGACAGCTACCTAGACCAAAACTTATTATAAGTAATGCAGGACTATCAAATATAAGTAGTGCAATAGATAATTTTAGTGTTTCTGCAATTTTGTTAGAAGTAAATCAAACAACACCAGGAAATGATCTTACAGGAGCTACTGTAACTAGACTTAGAACATTGGCTAAGTTTTTAGATAAAGAAAATTTTATTGACGGTGTTAACCCTACCGAAGACAAAACAGCAGAGTTTCCAAAAGAAGTTTATAAGATTGATAGAAAATCAACAGAAAATAGAGAAGTTGTAGAATTTGAACTAGCTGCACCTACTGATCTTGCTGGAATTAGAGTTCCGAACCGCAGAGCCACTAGAAATGATTTTCCTTCCATTGGTACGTTTATTCAATGACTTGGAAATATAAAGCACTACTTCATGCACAACGTGAAGATCCAAAAGAATCTTGTGGTTTGTTGTTAAATATAAAAGGCAAAGAAAGATATTATCCCTGTAATAATCTTTCAATCACAGATCATCAATGTTTTATTATCGACCCAGAAGATTATGTAAAAGCAGATAATACAGGTGAGATTGTAGGTGTTGTTCATAGTCACCCTATAACACCACCAAATCCTAGTCAGGCAGACATGATTAGTTGTGAGGATAGTAATTTGCCTTGGTATATTGTTAACCCAAAAACAGAACAATGGGCTTACTTAGAGCCATGCGGATATAAACCTCCATTATTGGGTCGTCAATGGGTTTGGGGTATAACTGATTGTTGGAGTTTAGTTAGAGATTGGTATAAAGAAGAAAAGAATATTGAATTAAAAGATTGGAATAGACCTACAACATTAGAAGAATTTATGGATAACCCTTTATTTGAAAGTTGTGCATGGAGAACAGGTTTTAGAGAACTTAGACCTGATGAAAGATTGCAAAATGGAGATGTTTTACTTATGAGTATCTTGCACCCAACTTTAAATCATGTAGCATTATTTTTTGAAGGAGATGTTATTCATCATTTAACCGATAGACTATCTTGTAGGGAGCCTTACTCTGAATGGCTGTTAAAATGTACTGGAAAGAGGTATCGTTATGCTTCGTAGAGTAAAATTATATGGAGAACTGGCTAAATTTGTTGGTCATAAAGAGTTCGAGGTTGAATTAAATACGGTAGGCAAAGCTGTTAGTTTTTTAATACATAATTTTCCAGAAGTAGAACGCTTTATGAGTCCTAAATATTATCAGGTAAAGGTTGGTAATTATGAGATTGATGAGAATGAATTAGCATATCCTGTAGGACAGGAAGATATACATTTTATTCCAGCTATAAGTGGTGCTGGTAGAGGTTTTGGAAAGATATTATTAGGTGCTGCATTAATAGGAGGTGCTTTCTTGTTACCAGCTACGTTTATGGGTGGACCAGCGACATTTAGTATGTCAGCAGGATTAGGAGGAGGTGCATTAGCTAAAGGTATGGTGTATGTTGGTGCTTCTTTAGTTTTACAAGGAGTTTCTGATTTATTATTTCCATTACCAAAACCTCAAGAATTTAACTCAGAAGAAGATCCACAGTTATCTTTTAGCTTTAGTGGAGTGCAGAATACATCAAGAGCAGGTACTCCCGTTCCAATAGTTTATGGTGAAATAATTACAGGAAGTGTTGTAATAAGTGCAGCAGTTGACACTAATCAGGTGGAAGGATGACAGACGAACCTAAAATTATTAGAGGTGCTGGTAGACCAAAACCACCTCCAGCTCCTTACCGTGCTCCTGATACTTTACACAGTAAACAGTTTGTTACTATTCAAGATCTAATATCTGAAGGAGAAATAGAAGGGTTTGCCAGTGCTTCAAAAGCAGGACTTACAAAAGGAACAACGGCATATAGTAACGCAAGTTTAAAGGATATATTTTTAGATGATTTACCTATTTTAGATTCTAGTGCTGACAATACAACTCCTGAGACTTCTAAATTCAACTTTCAAAACGTACAGTTAAAAACCGAGTTTGGAACATCTAATCAAGCTGCAATGACAGGTATTCCTAATATTGGTGAGACTAGATCAATAGATACAAGCGGTCTTAATGTTGAAGTAGTAAATGCTGACGGAACTTCTAGTGGAGCTACAACTGGCTCAAAAACAAAACAAATTGTAGCGAGAAGTCCAGCAAGTGCTAATGCTGATGCTGTAATTGTTACGCTTACTTGGCCAGCATTACAAGTATTTGAGACTGATGGAGATATTGTAGGAAGCACTGTCGAATACAGAATACAGGTTCAATATAATAGCGGTGGTTACAATGATGTAGTTGATACTAAAGTTGAAGGTAGATCAGCAGATGCTTACCAAAAAGATCATAGAATTGATATAACAGGTGATTTTCCTGTAGATATAAGAGTTTTACGAGATACAAAAGACGCTGCAACTACAGAAACTCAAAATGCTTTTAAATTTACAAGTATTCAAGAAGTTGTTGATGTAGCTCAAACCTATCCAGACAGTGCTTATACTGCTCTTCGTGTAGATAGCCAACAATTTAATAGGGTTCCTACAAGAAAATTTCGTATTAGAGGAATAAAAGTAAGGATTCCAGGAGCAGGTGCATCGAGTTCTGGTACTCCCACTGTTGATATAGTAACTGGAAGAATACAATATCCTACTGGTTATATTTTTAATGGAGTAATGGGTGCTGCTGTTTGGACAACGTGCCCTGCGATGATACTTTTAGATTTAATAACTAGCCACAGATATGGATTGGGAGAACATATATCTCCAGATCAATCTACTGATGCAAAAATCTATGAAAATCTTGATTTATTTAGTTTTGTAGCTGCAAGTAAACACGCGAATGAAAAAATTACTGATAATTTTGGCAGTAGTGGTGAAGAAGCAAGATTTAGTTGTAATGTAAACATTCAAAGTCCAAAGGAAGCGTTTGAAGCAATAAATGAATTAGCTGGTGTCATGAGATGTATGCCAATATGGTCAGCAGGAAGTATAAATATATCTCAAGATAAAAAAACTCAAGCGAGTTACTTATTTAATCTTGCAAATGTAGGACAAGAAGGATTCAATTATCAAGGTAGTAGTTTAAAGCAACGTCACGCTATTGTATCCGTCAGTTATTTCAATATGGATACTAGAGAGGTAGATTTTGAAGTGGTAGGAGATTCTGACAGTGCTGAAGATGTAGCAAGACGAAATAAATTTGGTAGTGCGGTTAAGACAGTAAAAGCATTTGCCTGTACTTCTCAAGGTCAAGCTCACAGATTAGGACGTGCAATTCTTTTCGGTGAGGAAAGAGAAAGTGAAACAGTGACATTTACAACTTCAATAGATGCAGGAATTGTTGTTAGACCTGGCTCTGTTATTGAAATAAACGATCCAGTAAGAGCTACTGCTAGAAGAGGTGGCCGTGTTATTTCAGCAACAACAACTACTGTTACCGTGGATGCTGTTACAGACACGACTTTTCCTGCTATAAATGATGCACCAACAATTAGTGTTATTTTATCTAATGGAACGGTAGAAGTTGGAGAAGTAGCAGACATAACTAATGGAGTTATAACTCTAAAAAGTTCATCTGAAGCTGTTTCAAAAGTAAATGATCAAGGTGAGGTAGTTAAACAAGCTGCGTTTTCAATGGCTCCAGCAGCAAATTCTGTTTATTTATTATCAAGTACTACTTTAAAAACCGAAACATTTAGAGTTATTCAAGTAGAAGAACAGGATGATGTAAATTATGTAATTACAGCTTTATCTTATGTTAATGATAAATATGATTTTATAGAAGATCCCACTTCTACTGTTGCTTTAAGAAATATATCTCTATTCAATCAACCTGTTGCATCACCAACCAATCTCACAGTTACAGAAAAAATAATTACTATTAACAGTATTGCTAGAAGTAAATTAATTATTGATTGGCAACCTATTCAAGGTGTTACTCAATATCAAGTTAATTATAAGTTTGAAAATAATAATTATGTATCTCAGACTGTTTTTAGTAGTGACTTTGAACTTTTAGATACTAAGAAAGGTATTTATACAATTCAAGTTTTTGCTTATAATGCAAACTTAAAAATATCTCCAAATCCAACAGAAGTAACATTTATAGCAAAAGGTAAAACCGCCTTACCTGAAAATGTGTCAAATTTAACTGTCGAACCAATTACTGAACAGTTTGTCAGACTAAGATTTACACAGGCAACTGCACTTGATGTATTACATGGTGGTCGTGTTTATATCAGGCATACTAATCTAACTGGAAATAGTGCTACATTTCAAGATGCTCAAGATATAATCGAAGCTGTTTCTGGTAATACTTCAGAGGTTATAGCACCTGCATTACCTGGAACGTACTTATTAAAGTTTCAGGATGATGGAGGAAGATTTAGTTTAACACCTGCTACCGTAGAACTTTCTCTTGTAGATATTGTAGATTCTGTTGTAATTAAAACAGATAGAGAAGATACTGATAGTTCACCTTTCGGTGGCACTACAACTAATACTACTGTTTTAAATGGTGCTTTAAAATTAAGTGATCCTGCCTCTCAACCGTTGGGAGAATATGCTTTTGCTGACATATTAGACATAGGAAGTGTTTTTTCTTTAAATCTAAGACGACATTTTAAAACGATTGGTTTCTTTTTAGGAGGTGATATACAGACAGCTACTTACACTCAATCTGGTACAACAGTAACGGTAACTAAAAATTCTCATGGTAGAGCAGTAGGGGATTCTATAGTTTTTGACGCTACTTCTGGGGCAGGGGTTGACGGTACTTATCAAATAGCTGGAGTTTCAACTAATTTTTTCACATTTACATCTGGAACTTCTCAGACAGTTTCAAGCTCAAATTGCACTTTTCAGTTTGTAAATACATTTGAACAATTAATTCCTGATGATGGCCCTGAATTTGGCGGTCCTGCTGATGGAGGTATAGATAACTATGCTCAAGATGGTAATTTTGACGGTCCACAAGCTCAAAATAATAATGCTCAAGTTTTAGTAGCTGCTACCTCTGCCAATCCTGGTAATGGCAGTACATATCAAGACTCTGATTTTCCCTCTTCAATACCTTTTAACGTATTTGCAAATGGAAGTTTTAAAGGTAGAGGTTTTAAATTTAAGTTAAAGTTAAGCACCGATATTCCTTCTCAAAATATAAGTGTAGAACAGGCAGGTTATACAGCAACTTTACCATCAAGAACTGAACAATCGGCTGTTCTAACATCTAGCAGTGGTCAATCAACAGTCACATTTACAAAACCATTTTTTGTTGGAACGACAGCAATTACAGGAATACCAAATCCTGTAGTTACCATAACTCCTTTAAATACAACTGGTAAAGAGTTACAACCTGGTGACAATTTTGTTGTAGATAATATTACAGGAACAAATTTTACTGTTCATTTTAAAAATTCAAGTGGTGGTAATATAGTTAGAGATTTTACCTACAGTGCTGTTGGTTTTGGCAAAGGTGGGTAGAATGAAGCAAAGGATTTTAACTTAAATGGCACAAGTTGATGATTATGATGTAGCTAATCGCTCTGGAGCGTTAGTTCGAGAAGACATAAACCTTATTCTTGATGCAATAAAGACTTGCAATAGCGGAAGTAGTGATCCTGCTGCTCCTGTAAAATTCATGTTATATGGGGATAGTGCATCAGGTGATGATAATTTAAGAATATATGATGGTGTTTCACAATTTAGACCTATAGGGAAAGTTACAGAAGATAATTTGGGATTACTTCCTAAATCTGGTGGTACTATGACAGGCCCACTTTTGATAGATGATTCTAATAGTGCATCTACTCCTGCATTATCTTTTGATACAGATACAGATTTAGGTTTATTTAGAAAAGCTGCAAACCAGATGGGTTTTGCGTCTAGTGGAACTGAACAGTTATTCATGGATGGAAATGGAATAACTTTAAACAATCAAAAATCATTACGTTTTTCAGAACCAACAAGTGCAGCTACAGGAGGATCTGTTCAATATGTAGAAATGAAAGCTCCTGCTACTTTAGCTGCTAATTTAACTTTAACCTTACCTTCTACCGCACCTGTCGCTGGTTATGCTCTTATTTCAACTGATACAAGTGGTAATTTAAGTTGGGGTCTTGCTGGTGGCGGTGCAGTTGGTGGTGGAACTGATAATATTTTTTGGGAAAACGATCAAACTGTTACACAGAATTACACAATTTCAAATGGGCATAACGCTGGTAGTTTTGGCCCTATAGCTATTCAAAGCGGAGTTACAGTTACAGTTGGTGCTGGAGAAACATGGACTGTAGTATAAAAGTGTATATAATAGATTTATGAGCCAACTAAAAGTCAACAGCATAATACCAGTAGCGGGTGTAGCATCTGGGCAAGGTGGTGGAGTAATTCAAACCTGCACAGCTTTTAAAAATGATTCTGCTTCTATAAATGCTTCTGGAGGTCATACAGAAATATCTAGTGATTTACGGCTTTTTGTTACACCAAAAAGCACGTCAAGTAAAATATTAGTTACTGCTACTATTACTTTTAGTCAATCAGCCGATATTGTTGCTTTTCGTATGTCAAGACTTATAGGAAGTACTACCACTGATGTCTTTAATCATTCTGGAACCAATGATAATCTTGATGGTTGCGCTCAACATTGGACAAACAACACTGCAAGAATGGTTACAGTAAGTTTTAGTTTTATAGACTCACCAAATACAACAAGTGAAGTTAGATATACTCCAACGGTGTATAGTGTTACCTCAGTTCAAATTAATAGAATTTATAACTCAGATAATTATTTAGGTTCTTCTTCTATGATTGGACAGGAGATTTCAGCATGAGTTTAGATCACGATGCAATAATGAAAGCATACTCAGACTGTGTAAGAGTTGATGATTCTCATGGTGCTTACAACGCAAGCGGTCAACTTATTTCTTTAGATCAAACATTAATTGATGCTGCAAGAGTAGAACTTGATAAACTTAAATATCAAACAGAAAGAACTTTTAGTGGTTCTACAACTTATGCTCCTACAGGACAACAAATGGCAATGATTTACGATGATATTATAGCTGGTAAACTAGATTCAACTGGCAGTTTTGCTGCACATAACAAAGCCGTTAAAGACGCAAATCCAAAACCATGAGTACATTAAACGTAGGTACAATTAAAAGCATTGCATCAAATGTTCCTCCAGTATTTCAAGATTCTGCTGGTAGTGAAACAGGAGTTCTAGTTAAAGCTCATTGCAGATGGTCTGGATCTTCTACTATTGGAAATTCATTCAATGTTACTTCAATAAGTGATAACGGTGTTGGAAATTTTGTAGTTAACTTTGCTGTAAGTATAAAAGGACAAGATGGAACTGCTGAATCTGATATATCTGTTGCACTAGCAGCTAACGCACCTGTTAACTCAACACAAACACCATATCATTGTGTTACTTTTATGGGATCTGCGACTAGTACTACGGTTAATGTAGAAACTTTTAATTTAAATAATTCTAATCTTAGAGCCGACCCAAATCACGTTTCAGTCATTGTCACTGCTTAACTAATTATGTCAACACTTAAAGTCAACACAATACAAAACACCTCTGCTGCTCACAGTTCAACACCAGAGGAAATTGCACAAGGTAGAGCAAAAGCTTGGGTAAATTTTAATGGAACAGGTACAATTGCAATTCGTGATAGCTTTAATGTCAGTTCAATTACTGATGTCAGTCAAGGAACTACAACTATTACATTAGCCACTGCTATGAGTAATACAAATTACTGTGTTGGAGGTACTGCTGGTGCTGCTAATAATTCAGGCTTTAGAATTTTGAGTTGTTACAATAATCTTACAACAACTACTTTTACTGTTGACTCAGGTTTTCATGATGCATCCCCTTATGTTTTTGACTGTGAATACAATGCTGTATTAGTTTTTGGCGACTAATAACACTTAAGATATACTAAAAGAAAAAACTTATGGCTAATTCTGACTCACGATTTATTTACACAAATGATGATGGTTCTATTAGTATTGTTTGTCCAGCAGATAATACAGATTTAACTTTAGATCAAATAAAAGCAAAAGATTGCCCTAGTGGTAAGACAGTTTATACTGTTAATAAATCTGCAATTCCTACAGACAGGAGTTTCAGAAACGCTTGGACTTATACGGAGTAATTAATTATGGGATTTGGTGTTGACATGGCGAAAGCCAGAGAAATTCACAAAACTAACATTCGTGCTGCTAGGGAAGAAAAATTTAAAGAGCTTGATGTTGAGTTTACAAAAGCATTAGAAGCTGGAACAAGCACAACTGATATTGCGGCAAAAAGACAAGCATTAAGAGATGCTCCTGCTGACTCTGGAATTGCTGCTGCTAGTGATGCTGATGCACTTAAAGCACAATGGAAAACTGATATACTAGGCACATCACCATATAGCTAATGGCAATATCACCTGGAACATACAATATGACTGTTCAAAGAAGGTCAGATCACAGTGTTCCTATTGTGCTGAAGGATAACTCTGGGACGGCAATAAATTTAACAGGATATACAGTAGCAGCACAGGTTTGGGATGAATCACGTTCCACAAAATATGCAGATTGGGCTGTTACTTATACAGATAGAGCAGCAGGTTCTTTTTCTATAGCTTTAACAGACACCCAAACAACAACATTTACTCCAGAAATATTAGCTTACGATGTATTATTAGTTGATGGATCTGGTCTTAAAGAATATTATTTAGAAGGTAAGATGTTTATAAGCGAGGGTTATACAACCACATGAGCCAAGTCAACATTACAACTACTAAAAACACCGTTACTGTTAATGGTGAAACTAGGGTTGTTACTGTAGCCACTCAAGGCCCACAGGGAGCTAGTGCAGATTTTACACTTAATTCAACTAATAAAGTTGATGGATCTGTTGTTTACTATGACTCTAGTTCTGCTACATTTAAGGCAGATGCAACCACAACTAAATTAACACTTGTTAACGGAGGAAACTTTTAGGCCATGTCTAACACAATTCGTATTAAGAAAAGAGCAGCGAGTGGATCGGCTGGTGCACCTTCTAGTTTATCTCCATCAGAATTAGCTTTTAATGAAAATGATCTGAAATTATATTATGGTTTTGGTGATAATGGATCGACCCCACCTTCTGCAAGTTCAATAATTACTGTTGGTGGTACTGGAGCGTTCTTTGATAAGACAACAACAAGAACAACTAATCATGTCTTAGCTGGTGCTGCTTCTGGCAGTGCTGCTGCACCTACATTTAGAGCCTTAGTTGCTGCTGATATTCCTTCTGTTGCACATACAAAAATATCTGATTTTGATGCAGGTGTACAAGTAAATAGAGTAGACGAATTAGCTGCTGCAACCAATCCAGTAACAGGAGTTACACCCACTGCTGATGCTCATTTTGCGACTAAGGGATATGTAGACGGTGTCAGCCAGGGTTTAGATATTAAAGACAGTGTTAAAGTCGCTACTACTGCGAACATTACACTTTCTGGAACACAGACTATTGATGGTGTTGCGGTTTCTGCTGACGAAAGAGTACTTGTTAAAAACCAAAGTACAGCAAGTCAAAACGGATTATATCTTTGTAAAGCAAGTACATGGGCAAGAACAGATGATTTAGCTGCTGGTGTCGATGCTGCTGGAATGTTCACCTTTGTTGAGCAAGGTTCTACAAATGCTGATCAAGGTTTTGTTTGTAGTTCTGACAAAGGATCTGCTGTTGTCGGCACTAATAACTTAGCTTATACACAATTTAGTGGTGGTGGAAACATAACTGCTGGAGATGGTTTAGATAAATCAGGTAATGAATTTAGTGTTGACCTAAAATCGAATGGTGGTCTTGTAATTGAATCAACTGAATTAGCTGTTGATTTAGGTGCTAGTTCAATAACAAATACTCTTGCAATAGCAAATGGTGGAACTGGAAGTACGAGTGCCAGTGCAGCTAGGACAGCCCTCGGATTAGTGATTGGCACAAATATTCAAGCATTTGACCAACAGTTATCTGATATTGCAGGGCTTACACCTTCTGATGGTAATTTTGTTGTTGGTGATGGATCTAACTTTGTACTTGAAAGTGGATCAACCGCCAGAGCAAGTCTCGGATTAAGCATCGGTTCAAACGTTCAGGCCCATGACGCTGATCTTGATACTCTTTCTGGCTGCCAATCTGGGGCTGCCTCTGCTTTAGCTGCTTTAACTTCAACAGAAGTACAAATTCTTGATGGTGCGACTGTTACTACAGCAGAATTAAATTTACTAGATGGTGTAACTGCAACAACAAACGAATTAAATATTTTAGACGGAGTTACTGCAACTGCTTCTGAGCTTAATATTTTAGATGGTGTTACTGCTACAGCTTCAGAACTAAACATAATGGATGGAGTCACCGCAACGACTTCAGAACTAAATATTA